CGGGGTTTGCACTGTGTCCTTCAGCTATTTTATCGTGTATCATTCACGCCAATAACTCCTTACGTATTCTGAGCAATACGTAACTGCCCTCCTTCATTGGTTCCTTCAAGATCATTGAGGTAAAATCAAGGTATCAACTCAATTAAGAGGTATCTATCATTCTTAAATGACGTCCAACGACATCAAAGCCTCAAAACCATAGTAGGCCTCAGACCTAGGCAAGCAGGTTATTGTATTAGGTTTCCACAGTTTCCCTTCTGTGATTTGAAAAGTTTTCTCTTTCAAAACTGAGATCAAACGCTTGTAGTTAGCAAAGCACCACTCTGAATTTGTTTCCACATGTTTCTAGGCATTCCAACCGGTCTCTTTCGAGGGGTCTGTTGAATAGCCAACTGAGACATGGGAGCCATCACACTGTTAACACCACGTCGGCGTCGTCTTTTAGGAGTCATAACCATTTGATTGGATATGGCTGTTAATCGATTCGCCGTCGCGATTTCACGATGCGCGACTGCCTTAGGAACACCTTGGGATCTTGCCAAGGATACATCTTCGGATTTTCTGTTGCGTCTACGACGAGATGCACCACTAACAGTACTTTGTGCCACTGCTATAGTACCACCTTGTAAGAATTTTGAAGCTAATGGCTTAAGAGCAGGTAAAACCACGCTCTTGGCTATATTAAACAAACTTCCTAAAAAGTTGTACTTAGAAGGCACTGCATCAGGCATAAAATACATCATGCGTGATGCTTCTTGTAGTGAAGCCAAATCTGGCTCTGGAGGTTGTTGCATGAAAGCATTGAATGGTGAACGTACAGTAGGTTGGAGTTCAAAGGCTGCTACCCTCTTAATAATCGGGGCTGCATCAGCAAATCTTTGTGCTGAAGTATTTGAAGCTCTATTAATTCCAAAGTACGTAGTCCATACCCAAGTCATCTCATGCCACATTGTATCTCGGAGAACAGCAGCATTCACAATAGGTGTAGGGCCAGTTTGTGGTTCAAGCAAAGCAACAAAATAGAGTGTGCCATCAGTATTCCTATGACAGGCGTAACAAGTAAACAGTGTCGACACAGGTAGGGTGTCAGGATTGTCCATCCACCTCACATCAGTCGACACGTAACGTTGTACTGAAAAAGACCCTTTACGAGCCTCTCCACCATAGGATTTACGAGACATTTGTAACACTTGTCCAGGGCTTGTAGGAGCCAATTGATTAAAACCGTTAAGTTGGAAAATTTGTATATGAGCATCAGTAGACCACTCAATATCGTCTTCTTCAACTAGCACAGTCTTATTAGACCGGTCAGCATTAGATCCGTTATTAACAAATTTCTTAACCATCTTAAAGTCAGGGCTCTCTAAACCCTTATGGGCTTTGATAAAAGCTGCCCTATCTCTAGCATTGAGTTTCTCCATAAAGGCGAAGGCTGGCCCTCTGAACAATATCGTTGGCCGAAATTGCACAGCTGACACTAAGCCTTTGTCTCCAAAAGCGGTTGCATTAAGATCAGTTGTCACCGATCCTGCTACCATGCGAGACGAAGCTACTTCTTTAAGCCAATTAGCGTCAAAGTCGTAATTATCATTGACAAAGGTGTTGGCAAGATCTTGAACTACACTAGTAGTGAACCCACTAGCACCAACAGCTCCGGATGCAAAGCCAATAGTAGTCACTCTAGCTCCCGAAGGAGTTAGAAGTAAATAATTATCGGCTAAGAAATCTTCAGAATCTGCGGTGCCAATGTATCCACGCCCAGTAACGTTACAAATATCCAAGTTACGCCATTCTACTGGTGCCACTTGAAAATTGTTCAGATCTGGTAAACCTCTAAAGTCAGCAACACCCGATGGAGGGTGTGTGTACTTCTCAATGAATGCGTTACCCGCATCACTAAAACGTTTGACGATTGGAGTGTGCTCAACCGGTGTTTGGTCAAGCACATCAGTGTTTACATCTAATTGTGTTTGTTGTGAACCAGTGCTTGCTGGTGTCACTAAAGCGTTAGGATTTATCATGTCCATGGTGTTCATCTACGAATATTACTTCTTAGTTTATGCGTACCACCCCACGCACTCTAGAACCTTAACGACTTCAGGAAACAACGGATTGGTACCCATTTCATCCTGAAATCCAACTAGAAAAGCGAATTTTGCTTGTTCATGATCAGAGTAACCATTAAAATCTTGATGTACAAGATTCATAAGGGCCTTCTCAATGTTCAGACCATAGCAATTATTAGGCGTATACAAATGTGAACAAAACTCAAAGTTTCCTTTGTTGATCCTTTCATACATTTTCACATTAAAGCCGCAAACATCATAATAGATCTTAGGCGCATCCACATTGTACATCGAATCTAAACCATCATCTCCCATCGAAATGGGGTGACCATCTATATCAACGAGCAGTGAGGCCATATTTCTTATATTTGAGTTGCTACTAGATGTAGTGTACGAACCAGACAACTGAATGCCTCGATCAACTTGTTCAACTAGGGTTCCGTTGGAACACTGGAAAACTGACAATGATAAACAGTACGCACGATTATGTAAGGCCACGTTCAAAGCGTCATCCTTACGGAGACAGAGTTGTTCGGACCTAAAATCAGCGTCCCAATCAAAATAGAATCCATTGACCGACCAATCAAAATGAGAGGCATCCAAGGCAGCTGGATCCTCCATGCTACCAACATTGTCTCTTATAACATTTACATCTCTGTCTTGGAACCCAATTCCCGGTTTGGCAGGTATCTTATCCCAGACTGAAACCCAATGTTTATTAAGTAACGAATGTAATACTCTCTCAACTATGTTGTCAACTAGAGACACAGAAGAAATCAGGCGTTGTCGGCCCAAAATCAACTTAGTCTTTTTATGAGGTTCTTGTTTTACGAAAACCCTCACAGGATCACATAAATTGTGTTCAACTAATTCTATTGCTGTCATTTTTGTTACATCAGTGCTCTTAAGAAGTCGGAGCCGTTCTTCCACCCTTGATCTGATATAATGATAATGGTGTCTTAATACAGAACCTGTTTTAGGACCTAACTTTACGTAAGGGACACCTGGAGTGGCGTCAGGGTTCGTTTCAGACATCTTCTCATCCAAGTAGCTCTGGAATCGTTGATCATCCAGTTCTAAATGTTTTAACCAGGCAGGGCACACAGGGGCTCTTCCATAGAGTTGATTCATCCTAGCGAGCACACTAGCTTTTCGGCTAATGGGCTCCTGTACAGTACGAAATTGTTTGGCGTGCCACAGCAAAGATCTCATTTCTGCTGCGGAGCTACGTTCTGGCCAACCCCATTGATCACAGGTGGGGAGGAAACGTTTAATGGCTTGCCATTCTTCCGATTCCTTCTTCGTCGAGCCTGTCTGGATGGAGCAGTTTGTTCTGCCTGCTTGTCTAACGGGGCCGTCTTGTTCACCGATGGAGTAGGTGATTTCAAGGAGGGCATAGGGATCTTCTGCTTGGCGGATTGTCCTTGTACTTTCGTAGCTGGATTCACCTCCTGCTGAGGAGTTTGATCGAAAACCACATTACTCTCTTTATTCAAGAGACTAAGTTTCTTTTCAAGTGCCATTCCGCGAGACGTCAGTTCTTTAACTTTCTTCTCAAGCTCCATGACTCTCAAACGCTCTTCAGTTTCAGCTTCCATTTGCCTTTCCATTGCTTCTCGCATATACGATTGCCAACGTTCCACAGCCGCCTTCAAATATGAAGCTACTTGTTCTTCCGTTTTAATCGTTTTATCAATCAGCATTACACCCGTCTCAACATCATCGAGACGCATTTTCCAACTTCCAAACTTTCCACACACTATTCCCAGAGAATCACTTTCATTTACTCCAGCCAAAGCTTTTTCAGTTTCAGTTTCCAATATGTCTCGAGGTCCGTGATCATCACTTTCACGAGGAAAGTAATGTCCTAACGCACGATTCACCATGGTGCAAGCGTTTTGCCACCACGTTCTATACTTCAATGTTGAAAGTATTCCGCTTTTCTCAAATCCCAAGACGCGAATTTCCTTCTCTTCACGTTCCATATTGAGAAACAAAGCTTTCTTTAGATTAGAGTCAGGCATAAATCCCCACTGTCTTTTGTGGTTATACCCTCTCATATCCATTTCCTGCTGTTCTCGATACTCCTGTTTCGTTTGGGGCATCACGTCATCAAGATGGGCTACGTCTTGTATCCATTCTCTTATTTCATGTTTTTCTTTCTTGGTCGGTTGTACCTCAAGTCTATTGTTCAACTTGGCCAAAGGTTCTTTTATCACTGTTGCCATAGATAAAATCTTCAAGGAAGGAGGATTCTTAGGATGATCACATCTTTTATATCCATACTCAGAGACATTGGTATAAAGTCCACAAGTCCCACAAGCCACGGTACCATCACCATTAAACGTTTCCGTATCTTTTGGTAAGGTTTCATGTCTTATTGTATCATGTTTTCTTTGCCCATCTGGTGTTTTCACACCTCTCAGCCCCCGGTCTAGAAGTTCTTCTACAAAGAACGTTTCAATCGGATCTACTTCATCCATAGTCTCACCCCAACCTTTACCTTCAGTCGCGCCTCGATCTACATGACGGCCGGCTTTGCCCTTCCTATAGGTATCCTGTACTGTTTTTGATTCATAATACACTGTTCGTCCAGCATATTCTTCATCATCATCAAATTCGTCTCCAGAACCATCGTCTTCAAGTCGTTCATATTCAGGAGCGGTATCCCCGCCGTAAGTTCTAGACTCTAAAGTCTTTCTCAAACTACGAGGTAATCTCACTCCACGATTATGTATGTCATCTAAGCACTCTATATGTACTCCAACGACATTACCCCTTAAGTTTAACAACGGTGATCCAGACCATCCTGGGATGGTTGAACAACTGTGTCGGACGAAAGGGAACTTGTCTTCGGCTATTCTTCCAACTGATTTGTGTATTTGATTACCAATCAATCCAGATACAAGAACAGTTTCCCCGGGTACCGCCCTGTCAGCTAAGCTGACAGCTTGGACTCGGAGAGCTGCCCATTCAGATTCCTTTATTCTAAGCATGCACCAATCCATATCACTGACAGCTACAACAGAGGGCTTGACCGTCAAGGACTCACCGGCTTGATTCTCGAGCACAATTTCCTTGGAGTATTGGAACGCAGCCACGGCAACATGCCAGGCGGTCAACAATACTGTATTTCCACGAAACTTAACGCGAGTAGCAATACCTACGCATTTCCCATCAGCCAAGACCTTTACCGTACCTTTTGGTAGTTCGGACACTACTGGCGTATTCATACCTAAAAGTGCCTCACGTTTATCTCCAACAATAACTTCCGTGCCAGGATACATCTCTGCATAATTCTCTACCACGACTTTTAAATTCAGTCGCG